ATCAGCAATGTTTTCACGTTTCATCTGCATCTTCTGCTCATAGGCATTTACATAGTCAGCCAATTCTTGGTAGCAACCTTCAATATACTTTTCAAGTTCCACCTGACAGACCTTATCAAGGAACGTGACAATGCTTTCAGTAGTTTTCTCTCTTCCCTTGAATATAGTTTCAACCAAAGGACCCATATTGAGATATACAGAATCAGTATCCACAGCAATAACATAATCAACTCCATCAGTTTTGAGAATCTTATTCATATACTGGTTCAGTTTATTTTCAATCCAACGAATTGAAACCTGACCAGAAAGAGTAACTGCTTCAGCATTTGCAAGTTTGAAGTATCTAAAATACTCATTGCCAACAGCACCATAAGCAGAGTTCAAAGAAATCTTCTTTGCCATCTGAATGTTATTGCACCTTGCAATTTCCTTCTCCAACTCTTTTGTTGGAGTTTTTTCATACTGCTGCTTTGCCTCAAGCATCTTCTTTTTGTAGATGACACGATCTCTATACATCTGTTCCATCAGTTCAGGAAGGAATCCCCTAACATCCTTCCTATACATAGAACCATTAGCACAAACTGCATAGTCCTTGTAATCAGAAAAGTCAATTGACTTATTCAGAATTCTTTCTACTGATGCAGTTGGATGCCTCTGCTCCACAAGTGTTTCTGGACTGATGTTATACATCATCAGAAGGTGAGGATACAGTGAGTTAAGGTCAAAGTTGACTACCCAATCATACTTACCAGGAACAGGTTCTTTTACAAAAGCTCCAGCAAATTTAGAATCTTTTTTAGTTTCTTTCTTGAATGGAATAACAATGTTTTTTTCTTTCAAGTAATTGTAGATAATAGAATCCCAAGTTCTTACCTGAAAGAACACATCATTATAGTTTCCTTTTGAGTCATATGCCATAGTAATGCACAACTCAATCAGTTTCATCTTGTCTTCCAAACGGTCCACAAGTTCCACGTCAACGATGTTATACTCTACAAATTTTTGCCAATCCTTTGTATAAAATTCTTTAAAGGTATCATATTCAGAGTGGTCCAGTTTTTTCTGTCCCAGTTCTACACTTGCAATATGGTCAAGACGATATGACTCTTGATTTGTATAAGTAAATTTCCTATACAACTCAAGATAGTCAAGAATAGTCAAACCTGCAATATCACATCTGGTATGAGTCCTTCCCTTAAGAACAACCTCATCTTCAGTAACAATACCCCAAGTAGAAAGTTGTTTAGCAACCTTTGTGCCAAGAACCCTACAAAGTCTCCCATACACATATGGAATATCATAAAGATCACAGTTCCAACCAGTAACTACTTCTGGAGAAAACTCTTCCCACCAAAAAATAAACTTATCCAATAGATCTGCCTCACTTGTGCAGTAGTGATAAGTTACATTATTTTGTTTATTGACAAAAGGTTTTACGCCCCAAGTAGTAATTTGCTTTGTGGCGTAATCCTGAACAGAAATTGTCAGTAGTTCTTCCTGACAACTTTTAACATCAGGAAATCCATTCTCAGATGCAACCTCAATGTCAATGGTAATCAGTTTGATTTTAGTAATATCAAACTTGATTTCACCCTTATAATTTTCTGAAATGTATTGGTTGATGTATCTGGTGTTGCCATACAACTCAAAGTTTTCTACATTCTCATACTTACTAATAAATTCTCTTGTTTCACGAATGGTTCCTGGTTTGACTGCTTCTACATAATTACCCTCAAGTGTTTTAAACTTTGTTTTTTTAGGCGTTTTTACATACAGAGTTGGGTAAAACTCCTCCCTGTTCTTATAATGTTTTCCGTCAGCATACCCTCTGGAAAGTATTTCATTTCCAACAAGAACTACATTCGTGTAAAAGTTCATTTAATAGTCTTCAAATAAAGTTCAACTTGATCTGGTTTAGGATCTACAATAGTAAAAATAGAATCAGAATGAATCATCAGTTCTTTCTGATTAGTAAAGACTGGCCATCTTTTTAGTTCATAAGTTGTTTCATTTGAAACAAACATCTGACAAGGATTTGTCAATTTACAATCAGGTCCTCCAAGTTCAGATTCTACTTCTTCAATTTCTGAAATCAGAATAGAATCATTCTTCAGAATTAGGATTTTCAGATTTTCCATTTACTTGCTCCAAATACGAATTTTTAACCTCATCAAGAGGTTCTACCACTGTAACTACCCAATCAGATGGAATTTTGATAGTCTTATCTTTAGAAAGAGGAATGTATGGATAGAATACAACTCTTGTATTATCTTCCTCAAGTCTTGTAACAAAAGGATTTGTAATTTGATACCATTTACCATCAATATCTTCTGCAGTTACTTCTGCAATCACATCTTCATATGATTTCAGAATCAAAAGTTTAACAGACATAATTCTCCAAAGTTAGTGATTTATCTTGTAATTTTATAATGTGATCAGCAAGTTTGTCTATGTATCCTTTATTTCTTAATTCTTTAAATACAAGATTTTCAAAGGCAAACTCACCAGACTTATCAAGTCCAGCATTTCTCATGTCTCTAATCTTTTTAAGAAGATTTTCAAGGACTGATACATTATTTGAGTGCTTGATAACACTATTAATCTTATCAATCATATCAGAGACCTTTGATTTTAGCAAGTCCCTATCAACGTCACCAGTGTATTTTCCTGGAACCATAATCCATTTATTATTTTTAATTGAATATACTCCTTGATTCTTTCTGCGCTTTTTACCAACCTCTTCAATATAAGGTTCTACACCATGCCCATAAATTTTTACATCATGAGTCAATGCCCAAAGTTGTTTCTTGTCCTTATAATAATCAGACAACAAATCTGGACATTCTGTTTTAGTTTTATCAATTACCACATGCAAATCTAAATCTGAATACTTGGTATAATTATATCCAGCATTACCACCAAGAAGTAAAATATCTTCTATGCCTCCTTTATCAATTCCCACATAATCAACCCAAGCCATAGCAATCTTTTTCAATTGAGACCTAACTTTTGGACGAAGCATTTCTCCATCCCAAAAGGTAGGATTCAATTGATCATGAACTTGAAATGATATAGATTCTTTGTAAAACCCATTATAAGTTTTCATCTACCCTTTTTTAGATATTTATAAAAAGGGGGGAATGGATGATTCTGACCATCCTTCCCCCTGCGCCGACGATATTCAAAAGTATTTAGAGATAATCTTTACGAGCATGATGTTCTGGTACAATCTTTCCTAATCGAATGGTAAGTAATCCATCTTCAAAGATGACTTCTCTGACTTCTGTGTCATCTGAGAGTGTCCATGCTCTTTTGAAACTTCTTTGAGCCAGACCCTTGTGGATAAACGTCCTATCCGATTCTGTATCAGATTTTTGCCCCTCGACAAAAAGTTTTCCATACTCTGTGAAGACATTCACTTCCTCCTTTTTAAATCCAGCAAGAGCAATCTCTAAATGAGATTCAACATTATTTACCTGAACAAGATTATATGGAGGATAATTTGTTGTGGTTTCATGAAGATTAAACAATCTATCAAAATATTCATCCATTCCAATGCTGTTGCGTGTGATCCTATCCATCAGTGCAGGAAGATCAGACGCAGTATAACGCATAAGGTTAGTCATTATGGTAGCTCCTTTGAAAGCGAGTTTGTGTTTTGTGGACCCTTACGGCATCCATTATTAATTATACAACAAGTCACAAAAAAGGGGATGTTGAATCCCCTACAAAATTATTCAGTTTCCTCTACTCTTTTCTTTTTAGATCCAATATTATATTTGGTTTCCAACACCCAATCATCTTTATCCTTATAGGACAGAACCTTAATTTGATTCAGTGGTGCCAGGTCTTGAATCTTGGTAACATTATTGACTGTAATCAGACCCCAATCTGCAAGAAGTTGAATAATTCTATTCCTTCTCTGAACATCATTCACAGTGAGGTTTGCATGTTTGCCATCAAGTGCAAACAACTCCTTGAAGTGCACAAGATAATATCTTCCTTGTTTATGGAGGATATGGCAGGATTGATACAGTTTCTTTTCTTTACGTGATGCAACACCAATTCTGGTCAGTGTTTCACGCACTTTTAGAAAATCATCTGGTTCATTCAGAGTGACTTCCACCATTTGGTCAGGAGACCATTTCACTTCAGGCTCATGTACAACGCTCATCTCATTCCTCCAGTTTCAATTTTAGTTTTAATAAAGTTAATTTGTTCTTTGGAAAGTATCCTCAAAGCTTGCTTTGCCTTTTCATTACTATAAC